CGTACATATGTTCTTATAAGTATCTTTTTAAACCCTAGCTGTTACGGCTAGGGCTATTTTTGTGTAATAAAAAACGTCATTAGCTGTACAACTAATGACGTCAAGGGCTCATAGGCCCACGTAAAACTTAAATAAAGAAGAGAAAGTTGATTTTAAAAGTAAACAACTCTCTCTTCGTTCCTTAATCGGAACAATAATATAAAGACCATTCGGTCAGCAGTCGCTCCTGCTAATGACTATATTATTAAGCAATTGTCTTCTTTAGTCAATAGTTTTAAATATTTTTTCTTTGATTTTTAATAGTTTGCTATCTGAAATCATCACATTCCCAGTTATGGAGTATTTAGAGAACTTAGCAACTCTTAGCTTGCTAATAGATCTAATAGCATTTGTGTTTGCATATGATTCTTTGTTGTACTTCTCGATCTTTTTTAGAAGTTTTTCTATTTCATTAACTTCGCTTCGAAGTTGGTTGAGTTCATTTATAACTTGTTGATGAAAAGAAAGCGTGGTATCCATGTAGGATACATACGCAAAAATATTTTTATGTTGTTCCCAAGAATCGGTGCTTTTAATTTTGTTTATATAGCTAATTTCATTATTTTCTGCACGAACTATATCTGAAAAAGTATTTATGTCTGGAGTTTTAGGCGGTTGGAGCTGATTATCGCTTAAAAAATTAAATTCTTCATCAGTAAGTTTAATTTTAGGCGACGTGTTCGTTTTGTCAAAGGTTTCGAGTCTTTTCTGAAGACTATTGATTTTATTATTGCATTCTTCAATCCTAATAGTAAACAGTTTTTGCACACCCTGTAGTAATTCGTATCCTAGTTTAGTGTAACCCTTATGAAATTTTGATGATAAAGGAACTACGATAATATCACGCTTATATTTAGTGTCATCTTTGGATAGAACAATAGCAAAATGCATTCCAGCCATTTCAGAGCCAACAGTTACACCATAGTTAACCATCACAATAGTTCCTTGCTTAAATTTACGATAGTATTTAGGAAGACTATTATTTAATTCTTGTTGTAAAGTGGTACCGTAAAAATCTATCCAGTCAGGCAATCGTTGTAATTTCCAGTTTTTATTATCGCTGTAATAAACATTGTTGAAGGTTGCAATTTTTTTACGCTTTGCTTCATTGTTCATACATAATCCTCCAATTTAAGTCCATTTTTAAACCCTAGCCATAACAGCTAGGGTTATTTTTGTTTAAGTCGTTATTCCCAACCGTTCGCTTTTGCAAGACTTTCTTGAATCTGCTGCGTGTTAGCAATAACATCTGGGTCGCCTGCAAAACTGCCAGTGTCGTTGCCAGCCTGATAAATAGTACCGCCTTGCGATGGTTGAGCAGTGTAAGTTTGATCGCTACTGCTTGAACTTGATGTCTGGGTAGTGCTGCTACCGCCATTGTTCTGGGGAACGGTTTTAGTTTGCGAAACCACGTTTGTTTGAGTTGTAGAAGATGATGAAGAGTTAGATTGATTAAGTTTCTTTCTTTCTGCTTTGCTTAACTTTTTGCTAACTTTGTAAGTCTTGGTCCCGATTGTTTCAAAGTTATAGTTGTCAAATTCCAAGCGAACTGGATTGTCGTTGTTAATAGTGAACGTCATAACCGCTTTAACGGTCTTTCCAGGAAGCAACTTGTTGTATAACCCGTCTTCATATTGCTGTAATGGATTGTTCCCATTTTCATCTAATGCTGCCATTCCCGGTGTGAGCTGCACGTCAGAAGTTTCGTTTTTCTGATAGGCACCAACTACCATATATACGTTTGACGGGTCCATTTCCTTTGTCGAGTTGTTAGTAACATCACAATAAAGGACAAGAATCTTTTTGCCTTGATCTGCTGAATCCATAACGTTCCATTTGGTAAAACGATAAGTTTCGTTGCCAGCGTCAAAAACGTTGTTCTTGTAAGTCCAAGTCCGCTCAGATGCGTTAGGGTCAGGTTTAACCGATGATGACCTTGCAACGCTTGATGAACTGGAAGAACTTGAAGATTTCGCTTTATCTGTATTCGTGCTGCAACCGGCTAAGGCAATCCCACATGCCATTATCAAGAAAGCAATACTTTTTCTCATATTATTTACCCCATTTATAATTTTTGATCGTTTCTTTCACGAACGATTCATAGTCTGCTGATATATCGTTAAGCTGCATGAAATCTATATAGTTGATGTTTTCCGGTTCAATGCCGGTATGCTTGATATAGTCGTCTACTAGCTCATAGACAACGCAACGGTTTATTTCACTTTCCATTTTAAAACGAGCCGAAACAGTAGCGTTGTAAAGTGCTGTCTGGCCTGACTGCTTAGCGATATGTTCTAGTTCGTGGATAAGTGTAACTTTCTGCACACGCGCTGGGTAGTGGCTAGAAACGAACACAAACTTTAACTGCTTATCTGCGCTGATCGTTGCATAGCCAGGCTTTTCCATATCCACATAATGAACACTGATATTTAGTTGTTTGACAATGTTACGAACGTCCATATCTAGCTAGTCCCGACTGTCTAAGTATGCCTTTATAATACTTTCCATTAATTTTCTATCATGTTCAGTCGGTTCTTTTCCGTCTGCTGACATGATAGTGTCCATTGCTTCATCAATGGTCATTTTTCTACTATTATTATTCTCAATATTAGTTCTGCCAAGAATATAATCGGCTGAAACATCAAAAAAATCAGCCAGTTTATTAAGTGCGCTGCTAGAAGGTTCAGCTTTTCCAGTTTCCCATGCCGTAACTGTCGCTTGCGAAACATTAACGAATTTCGATAACTCAGTCTGCGACATTCTATGACGTTTTCTTAAATCTTTAATTCGTTGGGCGGTAGTCATTGTACAAACTCCTTTCTTACTACAATATAGTTATATTGTTATTATACTTGATATAAAGTTTTTTTGTTTATTTTAAAAAGTTTTATATTATCGTGTTGCATTTTATAAAGTTTTATTGTAGTATATAAACATACCAATTAAAGGAGTTGAAAACATGACTGATAGCATTAAGTTCTTGCGTATTCGCAAAGGACTTACGCAAGTTGAATTAGCGAAAGAAGTAGGAGTTAGTTTCCCGACTGTTTCTTCTTGGGAAACGGGGAAATCAATTCCTAGCCCGCGTCATTTGAAGAAACTGGCAACGGTTTTGGATTGTAGCGTGGAGCAAATTTTTTTGCTGTTAAATACCAAAAAACTTGATAAAAATAAACAGAAACAAGGCTAATTACAAAGTTTTATTTTAGGAGGAACAATATGGAAAACATCAACACAAAAAAAGTTTTGGAAAACGTTCCAAAAATCAAAGTGATCGGTAAAGAACATATCGCAGGTTTTGAATTTTTGGGAATCGAAGGCGGTTTTGGTAAAGACAAAAAGTCAATGCTTGCCAGAGATGTTGCAAACATTCACGAACGCCCGCTGTTTAAGATCAACCAATTAATCAACGACAACATTAAGCACTTTAAAACCGGCATCGATTTAATTGACTTAAAACAGATACTTTCAAAGTATATGTTTTCTGACTATGGGTTCACCAAAGCACAATGGGGCAACGCAAAGCACGTTTATCTGCTTTCTGAGCGAGGATACGCAAAACTTTTAAAAGTGCTTGATGATGATAAAGCGTGGGACATTTACGACGAGCTGGTAGACAACTACTTCAATATGCGAGTAGCAATCAAGAAAAACAGCCCTTCATTGGTACAGCAACGACGATTGTCAATCATGGAAGACAACGCTGCTACTCGCAAAGCCAACATGATGTACAAAATCGCAATGGCTACCAGTTCAGAAACAGCCCGTCAATCGCTACTAGCTCATGCTGCTAAAGAGTTGACTGGTGAAATGACAGTGCCAGTCATGAAACACAAAGAGTACACGGCAACACAAATTGGGCAAAAGCTAGGCATCACTTCTAACAAAGTTGGTCGTATCGCTAACCAGTTGGGGTTAAAAGCTGAACAGCCTGGACAAAACGAATACGGTCGTTGGGCTAACAGCAAGTCGCGTAGCTCAGACAAAGAAGTGCCACAGTGGCTTTACTTTGACAAAGGTGTAAAAGCTATCGAATCAGCAATCAAATAAACACAAACGTTGGTATATAAGGCTTCTAACGTTTCGTTAAAAGCCTAATGCAAAACACAAACGGAGGACTAATGATGAACACGAAAATTATCAAGCGTCGAGAAAGCGAAACCCAAGAAGATTTTGAGCTGCGAGTTGATGTGCTGCTTGCAGACGTTGACTTTCTATCAGTCAGCTTTCAAACAGACGAGAATGGCGAATCGAAAGAGGCCAAAGTTTTGTACTTCTAGGAGGTGTCAACGATGTACGAACCAGATAACTTGCGTGAAGCGCTCAAGACGCTGATTGAATACAACACCGCTACTTTAACCACAACCCGTGATGGTAACGGTAATGAACGTGAAGCACGAATTGAAGACCTACAAGACATGAATCTTGATGTTCTATACGCAGTATGTGATCTGCTTGGCATGGACGACTTAATTAAGGGCGAGTGATCGAATGGAACTTGACGATTTTAATCGTGGGCTGGTCGCTTTAATCAAAAAGATTGTCCGCAAGGTGATTGGCGAGTTTGATTTGGTGCCACGTGAAAGTCTAAAAGGTAAAACATGGGACGTTGAAGAGTTTCGCAAGAAGTGTCTAGGCGGTAAAGGCCGGGCATGGGTCAAGCGCGAAATCTTTGATCGCTACCCAGAGATTTATATCGAAAACGGAGGGTTTGTGGTCGACCCGTTTCCGGGCACAGGGCGTAAAACCATTATCTACGCCTACGATGCCAGCTTATGGGTAACCGCCCACTATCGCGAATTTAATTGGGGTGTGAAGTAATGGGAATTGCGTTAATTCTATTGGGCTTGCTAATCGCAATCTTGTTCATCGGTCTTGCTGATCTGACCAACAAGGTTGCTGCGCTTGAAAAACAAGCAGGTATTAATCGAGGAGGACGTCATGGGAACCATTAAAGCTGCGGTTTGGTCGCTGTTAAGCGGTGGATTCGTCTACTTATACATGACCAACCACTTTATTAAAGCAAACTGGGTCGCGTTGATCTGGATTGTGATGTTTGCATGGCAAATGACTGTTAGCGCAACTAAAAAAGGCACTACCGATCGCCGGTAATGCCGATTAAAAAAATAACATACAGGTAAATTTTAACATGGAAAAGCAATATACGAAAGCCGATTTAATCGAGGCTTGGCAGTCTGGCTATGAAGAAGGCTATCGAGACGCGCTGATTGACAATTATTTGGAAGACGAACCAAAGCACGATTAGAAAGGAATTGAAACATGAACACCGCTGAAATCATTGCTGCTATCGCAACAGTTGACCAGAAACGAGCTGACGGTGAAATCGATAAACAGTCCTACACGGACACTATCGACGCCTTGCAACTTGAGCTGGCCGATAAGCTAGACGCCATTGCTTGGCTGATTAATGACACCGAAAAAGATTTAGCTATCTACAACCACGAGCTGGAAAAGATGGCTGAAATCAAAAAGGAACGGGACAAGGCGAAAGCCCGTGTTGACCGCCTGCAAGAATACGTTGGCTATATCGTTGCTAATTCCGGTTCGGCAAAGGTCCGTACTGATAAGCATGTATATAGCAAACGAAAGAGCCAAACAGTCGAATTTAGCGATGAAAGCTTGATTCCGGCTGACTATTGGAAAGAAACGGTCAAGGTTGACCGCAAGCCCGTTAAGGCGGAAATCAAGAAGGCAATCAAAGATGGCAAGGAAGTTCCTGGTGCTTATCTGGCTACTAATTACAAGGGGGTTATCAAGTAATGGCAGACGAAAAGAAAAAGTCGGTGTTTGAAACGTTGTCTGCGGTTGATGTTTCAAAGCACGTTGAAGTTATCAAGATGAAGAAAGGGCCAGCGCTTAGTTATGTCAGTTGGTCTTGGGCGTGGAATTTCGTTAAGTCGATTTATCCAGATACACCAACGCCAAAGTTTACCAAGTATAAAGAAATGGCATTAACAACGGTTCAAGAGCCGTACAAGGTCAAGTATGGCAGTCAAGAGTACACCAAATATCGAACAGTCGTTAAGCACGCCGAATTGATTGATCGAGAAGTTCCATATCTAACAACGATGACTGGAACAATGGTCGAATGCACTATCACAATCGAAGGCGAACCGTATACGGAAAGCCTTTATGTCATGGATAACAACAACAACGCTGTTATCAATCCAACAATGAAGGAAATCAATAAAACGCAAAAGCGTTGCCTTGTTAAGGCACTTGCCCTTGCAGGTCTTGGCTTAAGCATTTATGCCGGTGAAGACTTGCCAATGGCTGATATCAACGAAGCTGACAAAGAGCATGAAGAACAGCGTAGAAAACAACGCCAAATGAGCCAATTACAAGCCGAATATCGGCGTTTAATGATGGAACTGATTAATCGGCTTAACGGAGACTCAAAACGGGCTAAGGAGCTTGTAAAGGGCACTCTCGGCGAAGGTGAACATAGCGGTCAGGATTATGTAAATGCTGTTAAGGCACTCTTAGAAAGTGGGGCAAACAATGATTAATAACGTAACTTTAACCGGTCGTATCACGAAGGACTTAGACGTCGGTTGTCAACTTTTCGTTGGCAGTTGACCGCCGGTTCAAGGGTTCAAACGGCAATCGTGAAGCTGATTTCATCGGCATTCAAGCGTGGGGCATGACTGCCGATCTGCTTTGCAAATATTGCGGTAAGGGTTCGCTAATCGGTATTGAAGGCCGAATCCAAACCCGCAACTACGAAAACAATCAAGGTCAACGGGTCTATGTAACCGAAGTCGTGGCTGAGAACGTAACATTCTTAGATTCCAAGAAGAACAACGATCAAAGCCAACAAGGCGGTTATCAATCTAACGGCTATCAGAACGATAACTACCAACAGCCTTTCGACAGCGCTTTGCCATTTGACAACAGCGCCGATGATGTTCCGTTCTAATGATTAGAAGTGGCAAGGCCTACTGGGAGCAGGGTGGGTGGTGGATTGCCCCAGACGAAACGCCAAACCTTAGCCATATTGAAACAATGTATGGCAAGGTCAGCGGTGTTCCGGTGGAGTACGAAATCCCAGATAGGCGAAAAGCAAGACCAAAGCAGCGAAGACTATTCTTTGCACTGTTAAGCGATATTCACAGATGGTCAGGCGAACCGGCGGAGTGGCTTAAAGAGTATTTCTATTTGCAATACACGATTAAGACGGCTGGCAAAGAGATTAGCTTGGCAAACGATACTGTCAGCACGGTATCAGACGCAACAGAGCTGATAAACATAGTGATTGATTTCATTTTTGATTATCAAGTTCCAATCAACGACGGCTATCCGTTGTTGCCAAGAGACGAAAGTTATTTTCAATTCAAGTGCATTCAAAAAAGGCGCTGCTTGATCTGTGGCCACGCTGCTGACATCAACCATATCGATGAGGTCGGCATGGGGCGCAATCGTAACAAGCTAGACCATACGCAAGCGAGATTATCTGCGCTTTGCCGGGTACACCATACGGAATGGCACCAGATAGGCAATCAAGCGTTCTGCAAGAAGTATCGCTTAACAAACCTTGGCGTGAAGGTAAACGCTGAAACGTTGAAACGAATCGGCATGAAGGGAGCTTATGGCAATGGATAAATACGAAGGAAGCCGGCTATTCTTGAACATTCCGGCTGATGTCGCTCATATGCCAAACATTAAAGATAAATCAATCCTATTATTCGGCGAGATTTATTCAATGCTTAACGTAACGGGAAAGTTCTATATGAGCAACAAGGCGCTGGCAGAACGTTTGCATTGCAAACCAAGAACGATTACTGACTGCGTAAAGCAACTACAAGAGTTAGGGCTGATCAACGTAAAGAATGTTTATCAACCTAACTCAAAGGCAATCAAAGGCCGTGAAATAACTCTCAACCCCCTATGGCAAAAAAATGCTAGAGGGTATAGCAAAGAAATGCTAGAGGGGTATAGCAATAATTTGCTAGAGGGTATAGCAGCAGATTGCTATGTAAAAGAACAAGATAATAAAACAGAGAATAGAACAGTAAAAGATATATATAGTCGGGCAAAGCCCGACAGCATAGCTATCAGCGTAAAAACAATTGTTGACTATCTGAACGAAAAAACAGATAGCCACTACAAAGCAACTACACCAAAGACCAAGCAGCTAGTTCAAGCAAGACTTAAAGAAGGATTTAGCGTTGATGACTTTAAAACAGTTATCGACAAGAAAACTGCTACTTGGCTGAACGACAACAAGATGAACAAATATCTACGGCCATTAACGCTGTTTGGAACGAAGTTTGAAGACTATCTAAACGAGAAAGTGAAGGGCCAACCAGACAAGAACGATCCTTACTATACCGAAAGGATCAATCCGATGACTGGTCAGCCAGACCCTAACGGATTGACGCGGTATCAGATGGACAACGAATTCTGGTAATTTACGGATTTCAAATCCGAAAAATACAAAAAACGCTGGAGGTGAAACATGCTTAGCGTAAAAGATAGTGCCAAGGAAGGCGTTAAGAGTCTAAAGAAAATCTTTGCCAAAGAAGGTTGGGACCTTCCCGATGTTGATCTGACAGATAAGCAAGCAGCGATTGATTATCTGAAAAAGAAGGCTGAACCGTTGCATGACGAGTGGCGAAAAGAAAACGCCATGCACAACTTTAACCGGGTCTATCGAAAGAGCTTATGGACTGGCAATCAGCCGGTTAAGTTCACGTTTGACGATTGGAAAGTCGACAAACAAGCGGACAAAAAACAGGCTGCTGAAATTGGCAATCGCGCCTGGACGTTGGCAAAGATGATTGCAGGTGGTCAGAGCATGAATGTTTATTTTTCCGGTGATCCAGGCACTGGAAAAACAAGCTTAGCCTTAGCAATGGTTGACAAGATTCGTAACGAAAGTGGAAAGACTGCGCTGTTTGTTTCAACGGACGCGTTGGCCGAGCTATACGACCGGCGGTTTGATGATAAGACGGTTCAGAACCGCTTATACGGTCTGATTGATCTAATGCAAGGGAACCGCCAACTGAAAATAGAACCGGTTGATGTTCTGGTGCTTGACGATTTCGGCACAGAAGGCGGTATGCGAACCGACACCAAAAGCCAAGTTCGCGTTGATATGCAAAAGGGACTGTTCAGCGTTGCTGACGCAAGGTTTGGCAAGTTCACAACGATTGTTACCACGAACAACAAAACAAGCGAATTACAAGAAATGTATAACGAAAAGTTATTGAGTCGCTTAATCACACGCAACCCAGAACATCGCTTGACATTTAACGGCATGGTAGATGTTCGAGCAAGCATGATTTAAGGAGTGCTGACTATGAGCCCAGAATGGTTTGAGAAGCAAAACAAAAGGTATCGTTATGTCACGGAGTACAACCGAGATAATGCGATTGATTGGCTTAACAGCTACTACGAGTATGCCCGTGACGACAGAGGATTGGTGGAAGATGCTGCAGATGTGATTCAAGCGCTGCTTGATGAGGCTAACCGCAATAGCCAAGAACGCTTTAGTCGCGAACAACCAGCCTATATTGTGTTCGTTCCACATACCCCAGATTGCTATTACCTGCGGTATGAGTATGGGCTAATGATTTCGAAAGATAAGCAACTTGCAGGGCTTGCATATAGTGATTTTATCGATGTTAACGATATTGACCACCGAGAAAACCTGGTCGATTGCTTATTTACGATGGCAGAAATTAAGTATTGGGGTTTAGAAAACTGCAATCGGGTTCAGATTGAATGGTAGGAGGCCTGAAAATGCTGAAAGTAACGAAAGACAAGATGATTCTGGACACTGAGCAATGCTGCGCTTGGTGTGAAGGCTCAGGTTACCTGGACACAATCGAGCGCAAGTGCCCGTTCTGTGAAGGTGATGGCATGCTGCGTATTGGCCGGGCAATCGTACGGGTGATGAAAAGTTCTGGGCATTGGGACAGCAACAACGATGTAGACGAAAGCTTAATGCACGATATGGGGGTATAGGATTTTGAAAATTTTGGCAAAGCTATTCTACGCATTAGCGATTATCGCAATGCTGGCAACAGCGGTCGGCTTTTTCTGGACATTATGGATTAACGCCATTGTAGGTTTAAAGGTAACGGCGACTGCTTGTTTTAGCGTTTTGATTTTCCTTTATGCCGGTTCGTTATTAGAGCATTGATGATTAAGCTGATCTTACCGATTGAACCGGTAGCGCAAGCTAGACCACGAGCAAGAAGGTTTGGCAGAGGCATTCGGCTGTATGACCCGCCTAAAACAGCAGTATTCAAGAAACAGTTGCGAGCATTGGCAACAGAGATGTATCACGATGCACCAGTCGAGGGTGAAATCTATCTCAAGGTAGCTTTTTATCGAAAGATTCAAAAGAGCATATCGAAAAAAGAACACGATAGACGGGCATCAGGAGCGCATAGACCGATTGTAAAAGCTGACTTGTCTAATTACCTTAAATCGTTCGAAGATGCCTTAAACGGCGTTTTATGGAAAGATGACGCAATGATTGTTCACGAAGAAATCGACAAGTATTACTCGGACAAGCCAAGAATAGAGGTTGAAATTTATGCAAATGGAGAAACCAAGTACTTTGGGGAATTCTCAAGAAATCACGATTGAAGTTAGGAGTATGACACATGTTGACTAAAGAGAAGTTAAGCGAAATTGCTGAGAAGGCAATCGGAACGCTGCATTACACATATACTGTTGCGAAGGCAAGCTTACAAAATAGATCTACAATTTGGCTTTATGACCAACTCAACGATGAACGGGTAGCAATTTTATATATTTATGAAGGCAATGAGCCAGGTTGGTTCACGGTCGATTCCATGCCAGACCGAAGCAACAAAACTGATCGTGAAGTTCTTCGTTTGATCAACAGCCAGCTGTTCGATTATTTTGATGAACAACTAGAGCCGAAATACTACATCAAGCTGCTAAACACCGATTATGGGTATCTGGCGAAGGTAGAAGGCACAGACACGTGGAGCGTAACATCACTCAAGATTGCCAAGATGAGCAATCAGAAAGTGGCATTCACGGCTGATGAGATTCACGAAATGGCTAACGATGAGGTATTCGCAAACTTGAGCGCAACGGATCTATTACGAGCTGCGGAAGAAGTCGAGGAGGATTAAAGCATGGTATCAAGCTACAAAGGGACTGAAAACAACGAACGGTCTAAACGCTTGTTGCTAACGGTCAATACGAATCAAGGAATTATGGCCGTCAGCATCAAAGGTGTATTCCGCACCGAAACTGCACTAATTGATCGGGCACTATGCAAGGGCACGTTGTATCGCGCAACTGGCAATCTTGGCGAAATGATCGCTATCGCACCAAAGCAAATCATCAGCATTGTGGAGGACTAGGAAATGAAGATCAAGATTGATGATAGCTATTACATCACTAGCGATAGCTACAACCCTGCTATCTTGGTTAAGTTTGGCATTAACAAGGAAAATGGCAAGGTGGTTGAGCTGCGGCGTTGGTACTGCGGACGCAAACTAAGTGCTGCGTTTGACGAGTATATCAAGCAAACAGCAAACGCTGATGATGAGATTAAGACCATGCAAGGCTATGCTGCACTGGTTGATAACGCTGAAAAGCGGATCGCAAAGATGTTGAAGGTGAAAGAATGAAAGCAGTAAAAAGACTATTCGGAGTGTTGTTTTTCGCATCGTGGCTATCTATGTTTGTCGGAGCTTTTATTTATTTTTGGTTTGATGGTTCTAATGCTGCTATTGGCGACAAGGTGTTTTCAATTGCGTTGACAGGTGCAGTGGTTTTCGGTGGTGCATATTTAATCCTGAAGGAGCAAGAATAATGAGCAGTAAACGGGCACGGGAACATGCGGGGCTTGTACTTGCGTTGAAAGCATACAAGCGTTGCTATCGTGCCAACGGGCCAGGTGTTTCTGGTCCACGTTGGCGGGCGTATCGAACGGAGCGAGAAAAGGAAATGAGGCGTTGGCAATGAAATCATTTTTAAACGCAGCTGTAGTGATCAGTTTTTTAAGTCTAGTCGCAGCCACTATCTGGGTGGTCTGGGATCAACGAGAAGTCGTTTTTAATACTTTTAATACAGCTTTAATCGTATTTGTGGCTGTGTTGGTATGCAAGGAAGTATGGATTATCGCAAAGGAGCTGTGACGATGAGCTTTTTATTTAAAAAACAAATTAACCATGAGTATGCCAACGAGCCTTACGAAGTTGCGTATATCACGAATTTTGAGGATAGCGATGGTGATACATCGTTTATTTGCAAGACGTCAATGGAGGCACCTACAGTGATGATGGCACTTGTACCTATCTGCTGTCATTAGAAACCGACGACTGGGACCAAGTAGCTGAGCATATCTGCAAACGCTATGGGTGCGAGTTGGACGTGGAAACCCAAAAGCTGGTAGCCAAAGAAGACTATATCTTAGTCCAAACTATGCTAGCCATCTACGCTTGGATTGAATTTAAGGAGTGTGGATTATGAAATTATATAAAGTGACTTTTTCTGGTCGTCGGCATATCGGTAATTGGATAGTGGCTGCTGGTTGCAAAAAACAAGCAGTCGGCCTGATTGTCAACCACTTAAATTGGCGTAGGCAGCTGCGAGGCATCACTTATCAAACTACAGATTTTCATGCTAAAAAAATCGATATCGATTCAATCAAAAAGCCAACAATTATTGATTAGGAGGACAAACGATGATTGAGCGAGTTTTTACTGATAAGCATAAAAGAAAGTTAATTGTGCGTGTGAACAGGTCTAACATTCAAATCCACACGGAAAGAAAGGATCTATTAGATTATCAGTTCGATCTAAACGTTGAATTGTTTAAGTTCTTAAAAGAACAGGCAGTTAAAGTCTGGAAGACATTTACTCCTAAGGCAGCTGATTCTTTTGGGGCGGATTATTGGGAATTCTACGATAGGAATACTGATAGCAATGGGTACTTGGAGATTCGGAATGAGCTTAAGTTTGGAAGCCCTAACGGCGAAACAACTCTGCTGTATCAATTTAACAAGAGAAGAATGGAAAGTTTTATTTACGACATAGAAAGCCTAATTTATAGGGAGGCGATTAAATGAGCACTAGACGACCGCGCAAATTCCGTAAACGTGCTTATCATCGCGCGAAAGAGATTGAAAATAAAAGCCTGAAGACGGAGCCACTAGGATTACTGCGGTTCGTAAAGGCTCCATTTGACCCAGATCCGTTTGAACCGTTTTGGGCAACAAAGGAGGAGCAACATGACAACTAGACAAGCAAACGAGCGTAAGAATGATGTAGAGCAGGCATTCCACAACAACGAGCTGGTAACGCTGATTGACGGTTTTAGGCTGTATCAAATTATCGAGCTGAACAAGCTGAACAAAACCGTGCTGCTTGATGAAATGTACAACGACGAAGGGCACTATTATTCAAAGCACTTTCCGAAAATCTTAACCGGTTGGGAAAGCGTATATACGACTGGAAGGCATGTGATCGAAAGCGAGGAACGACATGAATCGTAGAAACTGGAACGGATTAGACTTTGTTTTAACTTTGTGCTTGTTGTTCTGGGCGCTAGTAGCATTGGCTGTCTTGAAAATGGTAGGTGGTTAGATGATTGACATGGAAGAATTTTGCCAGTTGGAAAACTGGTATCGAACAACATACCCGGATTTATATCTTGAGTATGATTTTCTTGATGATGACGGTTGCCCAGATGGTGAAACGGCAACAGCGAAGTACAAGAAGCTGCAAGAGATGATTAAGGAAATGCGGGCAAGCTATCACAAGCCCGGACAAAGCGTTGATAACTTTGCCATTGAAGCCGAGATTTACGAAAAGCAAAAGGAAGCGCTAGAGCGTGGCGAAAACTGGCATTGGGTTATCGAGAACGTGCCGATTTCTCGAAGCAGTTATCTTTACCACGTTCGGAAAAATGGTGCGTTAAAGGTTATGCACAAAAAGATACCATCAATCGTAGAAAAGCCCGGCATCAAAATCACTATCAAAGATTTAAAGCTGGGCAAAGTCATGTCTTATAACAGCATTCAAGCCGCAGAACGGGCGCTAGGCTTTACGCATCGCGCGATTCATAATTACTTGAAACGCCGGTCTAAAAAGCCATATCTAGGACGCTACGAAGTCGAAAGGGGTTAGGCATGTCAGTTAAACAAGCAGAATTATTTGACGAAATCGATGAGCAGGCAACCCGCCAAGCAGTGCGTGATTTCTTCTTTGACGATGGTTTCAACAAACGAACGTTTAGCCATATTTTGCGCAAGGCGGGGTCAGGCGATATTAAAAGCCCGTCATTGTCTGCTGACGGTGGTTTCGGCGGTAGTGGTGGAAATCATAACGAAGACGCCTTTATCGCTCACACGGAGTATTCACGGGCATTAAATGCGGTGTATGACGCAATCAACAATTGCTTGAGCGAAGAAAGCCGTGTTATTCTGAAAAACCGGTTTGTGAAGCGGGAACAAGTAGAAGACGTCAAAGAGCTGCTGCATATCAGTAGCAACAAGAGCTGGCATAAGTCGGAAAAGTTTGCGTGCTATGAGTTTTCGGAAACAATCGAAACAGCCATTGCAAAGTACCAAGTTGAAGAGCTATTCCCAACGTTTACAATCATGAAGAAAGCAACGGCTTAAAAAGTGGTATATAAGGTAGTACCAACTGGGGTACTAAGAGGGGATTCAACAGCACTTGATAAAGTGGTAAATTGGTATTGTGCCAGAGATGGCATAGAACCTTTCTGTTCCGATGATCTTTCAAATTTGTTGGAAATGAAATCCTTTCAAGACGATTGTTTAATTTAGTCATACTTTGATTTCTAGGCTTGCATGCGCAATAAAAAATATTCGCGATTGCAAAGCGACTTTTTACCTACTAAAGCAAGGAAACTTGCTTTTTCATACCATATAAGATGGCAAATGATTACTTCCGTAAACCTTTAAACTTGATCGCTCCAATACTGATCATTTGCGAGGCGGTGCGATTCCGTCTTACGGTGTTACTATCTGGAAGACACGACAGATAGTTGGAAGGTCCCAGGTGGGCTTGCTGTTAACGTTATTTGAACGATCTACCGGCGTTAGCAGCATGCAAAAAGTGGTGCGAGTCCACTACCTATCCTTTGCCAGAAATGGCACAAATTAAACGGGTTGCATAATCCTTTGCATATGTTATCCTTCCGGCATGGTGTTCCTTATCAACGCCGGCGGGTTTTGTATCCTTAGCTCAGTTGGCAGAGCGTCCTAACCCGAAGGCCGCAGGTTCGAGTCCTGCAGGATACGTTGCCTACGGGCAAAATAAACTATTATTTTCATTGAGTTAATAGTTCAAGTACGTTGACAGTGGTCGTTGGCGTGCTGCTTATGCATCAGTTTCAATTGACGGGTTTCGGCCCGTCTTTTTTATTTGGTCAGGAGAGCGAACGAATGTTTATCACAAAGAAATACGGGCTAGTCAGTAGCCGGTCTGAGTATATCATGCTGGCTCATGCTGACCGGATATGCAGAGCACGACACAAGGCCGAGAATGAACGACACGAGCCTGTTAAGACAAAGACTGATAAAAGAGTTAGGTATAGCGTAAAACCGCCGAGAATGAAGTTATGAGGTGTGATTATGGAACGATCAAACGTTATTTATTTAGTACCTGACATTGAAGGCAAAATGCACGCTATCAACGCAAGCGATATAGAAGGCTTGATAGTTGCTGAAGTTTATGAAGATGGCGAAACCGGATATGATACGGTTACTACAAAATGCAAAGATGGTTATGAAATGATCTTGTCGCCGGCTGGCACTATTGAACAGCGATTCGATAGGGCGATATGGAAAAATAAGTATTTTGAAGTGTGATAGCTTAACTGCTATCGCTTTTTATTTTGACGAAACGAGGTGTGGTGATATGCCATGAGTAAGAAGCAAGATGGAACAATAAACGACCCTTTTTCAAGGCTGACAAAAGCTCAGCAAACCCTTGTCAGGCTTGACTTTGAAGGTGGACATAGCAATAAAGAAATTGCTCCTAAGATTGGCTTGAAGAATGAAACCACTGTTTCACATTGGCGCAAGCGCTCATGGTATGAGCCAGCCTTTAATGCTTATGCTTCCAAAGCAATCAAGGGGAAGTACAAGAGCCTGGCACTTAGGACATTAATTGACTTATTGAACGCCAAGTCTGAAATGGTTCAGCTGCAATCAGCAACCACCATTCTGAAAATGGCCGGTATGCTGTCTGATAATGATACGCCTGAGCTTACACGGGCTAAGATCCGTAAGGCTAATGCTGATGCACGAGTGGCGGAGGCAAGGGCAAAGTCGCTTGAAGAAAACGGCGCAGATGTCGAAGTGCTGATTGATAAAATGCTTACTACAATCGAACGCAAGGATAGTGAAGAGAATGCTAACTGATTTATTTACGGAAAAGCAGAATAAGGTTCTGCATACGTATCTAAATGAAGACTTTCGTATGATGATACTATCTGGAGCAGTTCGGAGTGGCAAGACTTTCATAAATAACTATTTGTTCCTGCTTGAATTACGTAGAGTTGCCAAGCAAGCAGAACTAGAAGGCGAAAAACACCCGCAATATATCTTGGCTGGTGCGTCTAGCGGTTCAATTTATAACAATGTAATTTTAAGTATTTCAAACACGTTTGGTATTGATTTACCACCAGACCGGCATAACCATTTTCATTTGTTTGGCGTTGATATTACGCCAATCTATACAGATTCTATTCGTGGGTTAGCCGGTGCACGTGGTTTTACTTCATATGGTGCTTATGTAAATGAGGCCAGTTTGGCAAATGAACGAGTTTTTGAAGAAATCAATAACCGTTGTTCAAAGCCTAATAGCAAGATTATTTGCGACACAAACCCAGACAACCCGCAGCATTGGCTTAAAGTTAACCATATTGATAAGGACGACCCCAAAGCGAGAACGATATACTTTAATTTCACGATTGACGATAATCCAACGCTATCAGCCGATTACGTCGAATCTTTGAAGGCGTCTAAACCGAGCGGGGTTTTTTACGATCGTGATATTTTAGGTTTATGGGTCAGCGGTGATGGCGTTGTTTATCGTGATTTTGACAAGCGAACCATGATGATAGACAAGCAGGACTTACCGGACGACTTGAGCTACTATTGTGGTGTCGACTGGGGTTTTGACCACGCCGGTGTTATTACGGTCTTTGGCGACGATAGGCAAGGCAACGTCTATCTGATCGAAGAGCACACGAAACAGTTCAAATTTATTGATTACTGGAAAAGCATTGCGAAGGATATTCAAGCCAAGTACGGCCGGAATATCCTTTTTTGGTGCGATTCTGCACGGCCTGACAACGTGAGCGAGTTTCAGCAAGCTGGCATTCAAGCCCGCAACGCTAACAAGGCAAAGATGGCTGGTATCGAAAAGGTTAGCGAGTATATGAAACAAGGCAAGTTCTTCGTTGTTAAAGAAGGCGTTGACCAGTTTCTGGACGAAATTTATCAGTACGTCTGGGACGACAAGACCGGCGAGCCTGTCAAAGAGAACGACCACGTAATGGACAGCCTACGCTATGCAGTATTTAACCAACACCGCGACAACCAAGCACGGACGATTCGTTCAAGATATTTCTAAAAAAGAGGTGAGAGAATGGCAATTCAAAAGACGATTAGCGAAAACTGCTACGTTACCAAAGAAGGCGTATATCTATTCGCTGGTGAAGAGCTGGACACGACTAGCTTAATGCAGTTTGTCAACGAGAATCGGCAACGGTCTATGAAGTATAACCACTACTACGACTTGTATAGCGGTAACCACGATATTTTGCGCAAACCACGTGATCGTTACTCAATGCGACCGGACAATCGAATCATTAGCAACTGGGCTAACTATGTTGTTGATACGTATGTAGGTTATTTCATCGGTAAGCCACCTAAGATTGCGTTAGATGATGATAGCACCAACGAACGATTGCAAGACTGGTTAAACGTCAACTCGTTCCAAGACAAACTAAGCGAAGTTGCCAAACAAGTTGCTATCTATGGTCGGTCGTACATGATGGCCTATCAGAACGAGAACAGTGAAACTGAAATTGCGGTTGCTGCGCCCGATAGTAGCTTTATGATCTACGACACGACGATTAAACGAAATCCCGTTGCGTTCGTGCGGTATTCAAGCTACAACAACCAGTTGAGCGGTGAAGTTTATACCGACAAAGAAATTACTTATTTCGGCAACGATGGCAAGACAACGGAACAGACCAACCACTTGTTCGGTTATGTTCCTGCTGCTGAATTCTACGCCAACGATGAACGACTTTCACTGGTTGGCAAGATTGATACGTTGGTTGAAGAGTATGATAGGGCAATCAGTCAGAAGGCTAACCAGGTTGCTTACTTTGACAACGCTTATCTTAAGATTCTGGGTATTCCGTTGCCAAAAGATGAAGACGGCAAAACAGTTCTCAATCTTGAGCAAGACCACGTGCTTTACTCGCCGAGTGCAGACGCTGCGCAAGGCGAAGTTGATTTCATCACCAAGCCTGATGGCGACAACATGCAAGAAAACATGCTTAGTCGCTTGAAAGATGATATTTTTCAAACGGCAATGGTTGCCAACCTTAACGATGAAGCATTTAGCGGTAACGCAAGCGGGGTTGCGATTCGCTACAAGTTGTTAAGCATGCAGAATCAAGCTGCGTTTGAAGACCGTAAGTTTGCAATCAGTTTGCGCCAACTGCTGGGCACTGCGTTAGGTCTGGGCAAGGCGATTGGCACGGTTAGCCGTGCTGATGTTATGAAAGACTTGCAAATCGTTCCAGCGCGTAACATTCCGCTTGACGTTGAGAACGAGGCACAAACTGCGTCTATGTTGTCGGGTATCGTATCGAAGGAAACCCAGTTAAGCACGTTGTCAATCGTTGATGATCCGAAGAAGGAAATTGATCGTATGCGGGAAGAACAAGCCGAAGACGTGCGTAACAACTTGCAGGCTATGCCTTCCATGACTGATCAGCAAAAGCAGGACACTGAAAGCGATGATGTAGATGCCAAGTAGCTATTGGGAAGAGCGAGCCAAGCAAGAGAAAGCCTGGCAACTCAAACAGCTTGAAAATGACGCCGAGTTTGGCAAGTTGCTTGAAACCTACTACAACCAAGCGATTGAAGATATTAACGATAGTATCGAGAAAGAGCTTAACCGTGTGGGTAAAGACCAAGTAACGCAAATGGACGTTAAAGCGTATGAAACCAAAGCTAAGTCGATTGTGGCTGAGGCGGAGAAAATGCGAGCTAACGGTCATAAAGTAACGTATGCTGATTTTAGCGACCAGGTGAACCAACGCTTGAAAGTCTACAACGCTACAATGCGAATCAACCGGCTTGAACATCTTAAGTCTGAAGTTGGTCTTGATATGCTGCGAGCTAACATCAAAGTCGATTCTAGTCTACGGGACAAGCTGAGCGGTGATTATCAAAAGGAAGTCATTAGACAAGCCGGGATCATGATGGACAGTGCTCAACGTTCGCCTTGGACTGGCAAGGACGCTGCTAAAATTCTAATGGCGCAAACCAATGGGGCAACGTTTAGCCAACGATTGTGGGCTGACCAAGACGCCCTTAAAGCCAAGTTAGACCAGGTTTTAAGTGTTGGCATGATACAGGGTCAAAACCCACGTAAAATTGCTACACGGCTACGTGATCAGGTTAAAACAGCGGTTGGCAATCAAAGATATGTAACCGAGCGATTAGCACGGACTGAAAGTGCGAGAATCCAAACGAACGTGCAACTTGAATCGATTAAAAAGCACGGCTACAACTACGTCCAGTGGCTGGCCGAACCGAAAGCGTGCCCTGCTTGTCGAGCGATTGCAAGTCGTGATAGTGGATTCGGCGAAGGTGTCTATACGGTTGCTAAAGTGCCAGAGATTCCAGAGCACCCAAATTGTCGTTGCAGCATATCTGAAACGTGGGTTGATGGCAGAGATGATAATCTTGTCGGCGGTAAACGTTCAAAGACGCTTGAAAAAGCTATTGGTGCAAAGAAAGTTTAGCTGCGGCTAGGCCTTTTTATTTTCCGAATTAAAAACAAATTCAAGAGAACTCATGCATAGCAAGGGTTCTCTTTTTTCATGCTTAAATTTTGGCCTTTTTGACTTATTTGCAGGCCTAAAAGAACAAGTTCGGACTATATAGCCGACCGGGCTTAAAACGAGGTGTATCCATGTACAAAAAGTTAGTACAAAGCGGGCTTGTTAAAACTCATAGCTTGCCAATGATGTTGCAATTTTTCGCTGAACAAAGCGGTGAAGGTTCGGACGGTGCACCAAATACCGAGCCAGAACAGCCAAGTGATAGCGAAGAAAAGCATGGCGAGCAACAAGCCAAGACTTTCACGCAAGACGAAGTTAACAAGATTGTTAGCCAACGTTTGGAACGTCAAAAGGAACAGCTTAAGGCCAAGGAAGACGAGGCCAAGAAGTTATCCCGTATGAACGCCGAACAAAAGGCTAACTACGAACTGGAAAAAGCAAACAAGCGAGCAAAAGAGGCTACTGCAAAACTGGCACGCTACGAAATGCGCGATAGTGCCAAGCAAATGTTAGCAGACGGTGGTTTTAACAACGCTGATAACGGTCTGCTTGATCTGGTTGTAACAGACACCGCCGAAAGCACTCAAGCAAACGTTAACGTGCTGCTGACTGCGATTGAGGCAATTCGAGAAGACGAACGAAACAAGCTATTAGCTGGGAAAACGCCACGAGTTAGCGGGAAGAAGGTTAAGCCATTGACGCCTAACGATCTTATCAAACTGAAACCCGCCGACCGAATTAAATTTCAGCGTGAGAATCCCGACGAATATGTGAAGATTCTAGGAGGTAAATAACTATGGCAGATAACATGACGATGATTGCGGACCTGGTAAATCCTGAGGTCAATGCGCCAATTGTTCAATACACGATGCAACACGCAATGCGGTTCACACCACTTGCACAAGTTGATAACACGCTTGTTGGCAACGCCGGTGATACTCTGCAATTCCCTAAATTCACCTACATTGGTGATGCAAAAAACATTGCCGAAGGCCAAGCGATCCCGTTCGACAAATTAGGCACTAAGATGACCAAGGTTAAGGTTCAAAAAGCAGCCAAGGGTACGATGATTACTGATGAAGCTGTGCTGTCTGGTTACGGTGATGCAATTGGTGAAAGCACTCGGCAACTGGGACTGAGCATTGCTGATTTTGTTGATACGGCCGTACTGACTGCTGCGAAGAGTGGCAGTCAAAAGGCAACGATCACGCCAACGGTTGAAGGCCTGCAAACGGCACTTGATGTCTTCAATGATGAAGATGATTCCACTGTCGTTGCTGTCATGAGCCCTAAGACGGCATCTAAACTACGTATGGACGCAATTAACAAGAAGCTAGGTAGTGAAGCCGGAGCTAACCAAGTTATCAACGGCACATACTACGATGTTTTGGGTGCTCAAATCGTACGGAGTAAGAAGCTGACTGATACCGAGATGATTTTGATCAAGGCTAACCAAAGCTCACCAGCACTGAAACTGGTCATGAAGCGTAACGTACTACTTAAGACACAACAAGATATTGATCATGATGCTACTAAGATGACGGCAACTGAACACTTTGCAGCGTTCCTATATGACGATACGAAGGTGGTTGTCGCAACGGTTCAAGCAGCGGCTGAAGCTGGCGGTGTGGGACACTAGTAGATAAGGTGATTTATTATGGCAAGTCTTGACGATTTAAAAACAATGCTAGGGCTTGCGACTGATGACACAAGCCAAGATTCTGTTTTGGCGCTGATTATCAAAAACACTGACTTACAACTGCGGTTTAAGTTAGCCTTAGACGCTGGCGAACAAGTGCCTAACGAATTAGCTTACATTCCGATTGAAGTTGCTGTACGGCGCTACAATCGCTTAAAAAACGAGGGTATGGCGTCATACACTCAGGAAGGCGAAAGCATTACGTTTAACAGCAATGATTTTGATGATTTTCAAGCTGATATTGACGACTGGCGCAAACGTCATAGTCATGGCGTACTAACTACGGTTGACCCGTTCTATCGAAAGCGGGGCGATTAAATGCGTTTCGACCACGTAATCAAGTTCTACGACAAATCGGAACGGCGCTATGACCCCAAAACACACGGCTATGTAGGCGGCGAAAAGCTAGTTTCAATGCTACATGGAAACGTAACTGACGTTGGTACGGTTAAGTCGGTGCAATTGTTCGGCGATTATAAGCAGAACAGTCTAGTGATACGACTTTATGCTGCACCGCCTAAGTGGTCATACCTGACCATTGACGATGGAAAGCAAAAGTATGTACTGCAGACAATGCGAAAACCGTTAAAACTGTTCACTTTGATTGTAGGTGAAAGCAATGGCTAAAGTAACGTTTCAAATTAAAGGCGCTAGGGAACTACAACGAGCAATCGCCAAGCGACCTATGATGATGGCGACGCAAACGAAAACGATTGTTGCTAAACATGGTGCGTTGCTTAAGACGAAAACGGCACAGAACATGGCTGCTGCGTATACAGCTGGTTATGCAACTGGTGCTACTAGACGTTCGCTGTCTACTACGTTCTCAAACGCTGGCATGACGGTAGCTGTTGCACCACACACTGAGTATTTCCCTTACTTGGAATTCGGTTCTCGATTCATGTCGGCACGGCCTACACTTAAACCGGCATTTGCGTACCAGAGTGTTCAGTTTGTTAACGATCTAAAGAAAATGATGAAGTAAGGAAGGGAGCGAAGGCATGATACCTGAACAGGAACTATTCGACGCGGTATTTTCTAAAGCACAAGAGCTAGGCTATACCGTGTATGATCATTTGCCGTTAGAGAGCGAGAATGCCCCATACCCGTTCGTTAACGTTGGTGATGTAAATTCCATCATTAGCCCGTACAAAGACGCCTACGGGGCTAGAATCGATATCACGCTTAACGTGTGGGACACTGGAGAGAATCGCTACAACGTGGCAAAAATGATGAACGCCTTGTCTGCTATTGGACATGGCGTTTTACTTTCCGAAAATTTCCGGTTCGTGGGTCGGCCGTCGCTTAACAGTAATCAAATAATCACTGATACAAGCGTGCCCGATACCGTGTTAATGCACGGAATTGTGTCGCTTGTATTCGAATTAAGTTAGGAGTGAGAGAATGGCAAATGCTAATTTAGAGAAAATCCAGGGTGTTAATGTCGTTGTCTATGCCCGCAAATTGGCAGAGGCTGCTAAAGTAGCCGGTCAGCTTATCCCATATCAAACGAGCTTGAACATCGACCCACAGCGTGATTCCGACAAAAAGAAAACTAAGTCTGGCACGGTAACTACGACGTCGAGTTTGGAAACTGATTTCAAGTTTGAATTTGTCAACAACTGGTCCAAGATTGCCGACCAGCTGCTTGATTCCATTTTCGACAACGAAGAAATGGAGTTCTGGGCAGTCAACCGACAACGCAAGAATGCGGACGGTCAGTACTATGCACTGTATCTGCGGGGCAAGGTTACCGAAGACAGCAACGACAACGACCCGGACGATGTTTCGAGCCGTGAAACGACTATCACGGTTGACTATGGTCCAGTTCGTGGCTGGGTAACGCTGAGCGAAGACCAAGAGGCAGAATTGGCTTACATTTTCCGCGGTGTTGGTGCAATTGAAGGCACGCCAAAGAATGATGGTACTGATGGCGCTGGTAAGGCTTGGAACAAAGAAACTGACGCCGGACAAGGCGTTGGCGACAACTAGGAGGGCTTTAAATGCAAATCAAAGTTAACGGGAAGGACGTCAACCTAAACTTTGGCGTCCGTTTTATTCGCGAACTTGATCAAAAAGTCGGCTTGACGCTGAATGTACAAGGCATTAAGCAGAATTTCGGCATGGCGCTAACTAAGGTTATCCCTGCACTGCAAAGCTATGATGTCGCCGTTTTGGCTGACTTGCTTTACTGCGCTGCATGGGACAACCAAAAGCGACCATCTTTGAGCGATATTGACGCTTACCTTGACGACACGAATACCGATATTGATAAGCTGTTTGATGATGTTCAACACGAACTTAAATCGAGCAATGCTGCACGGACTGCGACAAAAAATCTGAAAGCCTAGATAGTCAAGAGAACGACCAGACAAGCGAAGAGACATATCGCATGATTCTGGTCAACTGCCTGGCATATCTAGGCTTTAATGATCTAAAACAGGCAGAGCGTATCACGTTGGCTGAGTATCAACTGCGGCTTGAAGCGTACGAGCTGCGAGCAATTCGCAAGCGTGAAGACCAGGCATATCAAGCGTGGTACAACTATGCTGTTCAGGCAACCACTGGTGGCAAAAATCCAAAGTGGAAGTACGCGTCTGTTCAAAAGTTCCTTAAAGATGTCGGTATAACCAAGTCATTATCGGCGATTAACGCCCAGTATGGACGTTCTAACGACAATGGCAAGGAAAATACCACGAAACTGTTTCAACGGCGCTACAAGGAATTTAGAGAGCTTAAAAAGCGCGGTCTGATTGATATGCAAGCATGGAAAGGTGGCGGTTAGAATGGCACAAGAAATGAGCATCGAGGCGATTCTTTCCGCCGTCGATCAGAATTTCACCAAAACAATGGAAGCGGCTGTTGATAGTCTTAGCAAAGTCGTTGGACAAAGCAACCAAACGTCAAGCGCTACAACATCGGCAACCAGTTCTGTTAAAAATCTTGCAACGTCATTGGGGCTTGTTGCAGTTGCAGGCAAGGCATTTAGCGTTGTTAAAGATTCAATCGGCGGGGCGATTGATCGTTTCGATACGCTTAACAAGTATCCAGTGGTCATGGACGCGTTAGGATATTCGGCACGAGATGTCGCGAAGTCTAGTAAAATCATGCAAAAAGGCATTGATGGATTGCCTACTTCGCTTGATGGCATTACTAAAATCGGTCAAGAATTGGGCATGTTAACTGGCAGTGCTACTAAAGGCGCTAAATCTGCGTTAGCGCTGAATGACGCTTTTTTGGCTAGTGGTGCTAGTTCGACCGAAGCTTCACAAGGCCTTCTGCAATACACTCAAATGTTAGCTGCTGGCAAAGTTGACGCGACGGCATGGCATACGTTAATGACGACTATGCCAACGGCTTTAACAAAAGTTGCTAATGCTTTCGGCTATACTGGAAAATCTGCAAAGCAAGATTTATTCCAAGCCTTGGAAGACGGAAAAATTTCTATGGACGATTTAAACAATAAGTTCATAGAGCTTGACGGCGGAATGAATGGGTTGCATGCATTAGCTAAGAAAAACTCGGCTGGTATCAGAACAAGTTTTACCAACTTAAAAAATTCGGTTGTTAAAAACCTTGAGGGGATTATAAGTTCGATTAATAGCGGTTTTAAAGGTGCTGGCTTTGGGTCTATTGCGAGCCAATTGGACAACCTTAAGAATGCAATCAATGGTGCTTTTACTGTTATCAAACCAGTTGTAACGCAAGCAACCGCCGGTGTTTTGAACGCGCTAAAAGTCTTGTTTGATTTTATCAGTGTAAACAGAAATTGGCTTGCGCCTTTGGTTGTCGGCATAGGTAGCGGGCTTTTAGGATTTAAAACATTAACCAGCGCTATCAACGGAGCAAAAACTGCTTGGAAAGTTGCTAAAGATGTTTTTGCCGTTGGCAATGTTTTAACTTCAATGGCTACTGGCTCAAAAGCTGCGGGGTCAGCATTAACTTTCATGGCTGATCAAAGCAAGATAGCTGCAGGCGCTCAAAAAGCACTAAATTTGATTGCTGCTGCTAATCCTTATGTTTTGATCGCTGCGGCTATCATTGCCGTTGGTGCTGCGCTTGCGTGGTGGCTTACGCAAACCGAAAGCGGTAAAAAAGCTTGGAAATCATTCTGCGATACGGCTGTAAACGCTTGGAATAGTTTCTATCCACTCATTAAACCGGCAATCGACGTTATCGTCGGCGCTTGGAACAATTTTGTACAGGCGGTTCAAATCGCTTGGCAAGCAATGCAACCAGCGTTTGAAAGCATTAAACAAGCATTCTTTAACTTAATGCAAGCGTTGCAACCATTAATGCCGGTGATTCAACAAGTTGCAAGCATTATCGGTACGTTACTTGTCGGCGCAATCGTTGCGGTTGTCTATGCAGTTGCTGTCTTAGCTGCGGGAATTAGCACGATCATTACTGGTTTAATGCCATTGATTCAAGCTGCTATCGGTATTATCCAAGCTGCACTGTCAGCGATCATGTATCTGATCGGTGCAATCGTATCTGGTTTTGCCGGTTCACTTTCCGGACTGATTCAAATTGCCCAGTCAATCTGGGACGGCGTTGTCGCGGTGTTCCAAGAGGGTTGGCAAGTGCTTAAAGGTGTGTTCGATGTTTTTATCGGCATTATCACAGGCGATTGGACGCGAGCGTGGAATGGTATCAAATCAATCTTTAGCGGTATCTGGACATCCCTTTCCGGAGTTGCCCAAGCTGGTTGGGGAGTGCTTAGGGGTATCTTTAACGCCGGTGTTGGTTTTATCAAAGGCGTTATGCACTTTAGTCTGAGCGCCGAAGGTAGAGCAATCATGAACAGTTTGCTTGACGGTCTTAAATTGGCTTGGGAAAGTGTCAAGTCGTTTGTCGGTGGCATTGCCAAATGGATTAAAGCCCACAAAGGGCCTATCAGCGTTGACCGGCGTTTGCTGATTCCGGCCGGTCATGCAATCATGAACGGTCTGGGCAACGGGTTAGTTGATGGCTTTAGCGATGTTCAAAAGTCAGTCTTGGCGATGAACAAGCAAATCACCGACGCAATGCAACCTGATGTATCTGGTTTCGCTAACCGCTTGAACAGCATGGCAAGCGATGTACAATCACGGTTCGCCGGTTCGTTGACCATGCAAGACAGCACTTTACAAATGCAGAACAACGCTTTACTGCGTCAAATTGCAGGTAAAGATACAACGATGATTCTTGATTCTGGCGTGCTTGTCGGTGCAACGGCTGGCAGTTACGATCAACGATTAGGGCAACGAACAGCATTAAAGGATAGGTGGAGTTAATGGAGTATATATTCAGAGATTTACCGCCAACCGAAGTTGACGTTGACACGTTGCCGAACGTTGAAGGCTTTGCTTTCGCTGATTTCGATAGCATTAAATCTGGTTGGTGGTTGACTGAACGAACGGCACCGACACCGGAAGAGCAAGAAATCACCGAGAGCGTGCCGTATCGTCAAGGTAGCTATGATTTTTCAATGATTGATAACGAACGGTTCTTCAACAATCGAGAAATCACCTATAAACTGCTGTATGTCGGCGAAGAGTATCACAACCGCAAAGGCTTTGAGCAAGAGCTGAAACGGCAACTAATGCCCCACAACTGGGGCAAGTTAGTTGATACTCACGAGCCGGTGTACTACTGGTGGGCCAAGTGTAAGAGTGTTGAAGTTGACGATAGCAGCGACAACGAAACGCTTGAAGCGTCAATCGTGTTCACCGCTTATCCTTATGCTTACACTAACCACAATGAAGGTGCTGATTACTGGGACGATGTTTTCTTCCCGCACTGGCTATGGCAACAAGTCAAATTCAGCGTCAATGGTAGTCAAGACGTTAACGTTAAAAACATTGGCTCACGGCCGGTTTTATCGTCTTTCGTGGTAACCGGTAACGTCAAGGCGAAAGGGGGTTTCGGCGAAGTGTCGTTAAACGATGGCAACTATAAGCAAACGCAAGTAGTGCTTGATATAGGCGACAACAAAATTAATTTGTCTGGCAACGGCACAATAGAGTTCGTCTTTAAACGTGAGGAGATGGTTTAATGTATCGAATTATCGGGTATAACGAACCAACTGATAAGAACGGCTTTATCGTGCTTGACCAGCGAGTAAATCGAACGGTCAGCGAAGGCAAGTTAACGATCAAAGAAACTGATATTGATGATCTGGAGTTAACCGTAAACCGTGATAACTTGCTGTTTGACAACGTTAAGCCAATGCACACACATGTTGAAGTCTATGATGACGATAAACTGCTGTTTCGTGGCCGGGCAATCAAGCCGAAAAAAGAAATGCAGTCAAGCGGGCGTTTCATCAGAACGTATACGTTCGAAGACATTGAAGCGTATCTGTTAGATAGCGTTCAGCGTTTCTATGAAGCGGTTGGGTTAACACCGAAAGAGTTTCTGCAATCACTGATTGATGTTCACAACAGCCAAGTGCCACAGTATAAGCAGTTCAAGCTGCGTAACTGCAACGTTACCAACAGCAAAGATGACGCCTATCGGCAAATTGACTATCCAAAAACACGGGACGTAATCAAAGACAAGCTGATTAACGAGCTAGGCGGGTATCTGGTAACTGAGTACAAGCCGGACGGCCCGAACATGCTTGACTATGTAACTGATATTGGCAACGCTCACAAGAGCGATACGCCTATCCAGTTAGCAGTTAACATGAAATCGGCTAGCCTTACGATTGACCCTACAAAGGTCATAACTAGACTCGTTCCATTGGGCAAACAGTTAGAACCCCAGAAAGTCGAGGTTGACGGCGAAAACTCAACAATAACGACTGGTGGCGGTGCAACAACTGCTATTAATGGCGATTGGACAGAAGCCATTAAGCATGCTGCGAAGATGATGAACGTCAACCTTGACCAGAACGGGTTGAACGCTGTTCTAAGGCGTATCAATCAGGAATCTGGGGGTAGCGAAACCGTCACGAACAACTGGGACAGCAACGCGCAGGCGGGCCACCCGTCAACGGGGCTGTTACAGTATATCCAACAGACGTTCGATTCCTGGAAGGTGCAAGGCTACGAAGACATTCATAAAGGATTCCATCAGCTTTTAGCAATGTTCAACGATTCTAACTGGCTTGCCGATATTTCGGTTGCAGGTGGTTGGAGCCCAACTGGTACCCGTCGAGTTAACGGGCCAGTTAGTGATACCACGACAACGACGACAACAAATGGTTGGGGCTGGCCGTTTCCTAGCGTTGGCGAAGGCAGTTTTAGCCAAGCCCAAAAATTCGGCTATGATGGTGGCTTTAGACCTAATTCATTTCATGATGGATTAGATTTTGGTTCCGTAGATCACCCGGGTAGTGAAGTGCATGCTATTCACGGTGGCACGGTAGTTTTCAAAGGCTACATGGGCGGACTTGGCAACTACGTTGTAACGCATAGTACGGACGGTTTTAATATCGTCTATCAAGAGGCGTTCAGTAGTGCCGGTCAGATTCGCGTTAACATCGGTGATAAAGTCAAAACCGGCGATGTTATCGGTTGGAGAAACACTGACCATTTGCACGTTGGTGTTACTAAGGCCGATTTTTATGAAGCCGTCAAAAAGTCGTTCACTAACGATGGCACTTGGTTAGACCCGCAAGCGTTAATCAAAAACGGTGGCGATGGCTCACAATCTGAAGACGAGAGTAAGAAAGAAGAGGTCAGCAACTCAAATGCTGCTAGGCCAAAGCTAACGATTACTAGCGTCAACGAAGGGCGCGATTACATTGATATACCAGACTTGCAAAAAGAATTCGGCATTATCAACGGAACGATTGAGTTTAACGAAGTAACCGACGCTAACGATTTAATGAACCAAGCAAAAGCATGGATTGACGCACAGCGAGTGCCAGAGAGCTGGGAAGTCAGCGCGGTTGAGTTAAACTTGCCTAACTTTGATCATTTCAAAGTTGCTGATCGGTATATGTTTATCAATCCGTATGTAGCACAAACACAACTGCTGCGAGTGGTGCAAAAAGAAGTGGATCTCTTGCAACCGCACAAGTCAACGCTGACTATCGGCGATAAGTCGTTAGGGCTGACCGATTATCAACTAGAAACGAGCCGTCAAGCGCAAGACTTTGAGCGGGTTAAGGTTATCGTTAGCCGTGTAGCTGAGGTTCAAGCGAGCGGTCAATCTAACACGTCAAGCACAACTACGATTATTCAGAACGTGACAAGTAGTGAAGACGTAACGCAGCTTAAGTTTGACATGCGTCAACTGCAAACGATCATTAACGATAAGATACCGGCGGGCTATGTATCACAGGCGGACTTTAACGTACTAAAAGCTGAAGTTGATAAGTTGAAGGGAGCTAACTAATGGCAACTACCGATGATATGAAAAGCATTGCGGAAACGATACGCAAAGCCCAGTATGGGAAAGATGTTCGGGAAGCTATTGTGAAAGGCTTTGAACTGTTAGCTGCAAAGCAGGACAAAGTAGATGGTTTCTTGGATTCTTATGGGCTTGATGAAGACACTTTGAATGAACGATGAAAGAAGGTGAATGAATGGCATTACGAGAAAAGGCACGGCTAACGCTTGATCTAACGCGCTATCAAGACCAGATCTTAGACATTAGCGGATATTTCAAAGGCCGTGTAGGCGATACTGACGACTATTTGCCGGTGTATATTACTAGCAACAGTCTTCCCGTTGATATGCGGGGCTGGAAATACGAATATGGCGGTGTCGACAGTCAAGGATACGTTCACAAGCATATCTACCATGTTGAAGCTAATGATCGCAACGACCAAATCGCATTGGGACGGGTAACGTTACACTTTGACGAGCGCACATTTAACGTGCCTGGACACTGGCAACAGTTTTTTGTTCGGTTCATCGGGCGAGATGGTCAAACGGTATCAACCGTTGACATGGATTTTGATGTTATCGATGACCAGTTTTTTGCACACGTTGGGAATGCCGGCCGAGATTATATCGGAGAGTTTGAACGAATCCTTGAGCAAGTAACCGACAAAGGCAACGCGATTAAGGACAAGCTTAATGAAGCGGGCGAAACGTACAGCAAGGAATTTAACGACTGGTTGACCAAGTACAAGCAATCGTTGAACGACGCAATGGCAGAAGTGAACGACCCTAAGAATGGGTTGTACGTTCGCTATAATCAACTGCTGGAGATGACGCAACAAATCCAAGAAACGCTGAAACAAGCTCAGTTCCACGATCGAGCATGGCAATTCAGCGATGTCCCGACCATGCAAAGCTATGCTGCGTTAGCTGCGAACGACCTTGCAATCACGAAAGGTTGGGATAACTACGATGACGGGCATGGCGCTGTTTGGCAAATTCGCGTTAAGCATAAGGACGAAACCCCAGACGGTACCAACGTCATTGCACTGTCTAATGGCATGGTTGCCGAGCGTAACGCAAGCATGGTAACAGCCGACAGTCTGGAAGATTTGCTTTACGGTTACGAAATCACAATCGTACACAATCAAGCCGATTATCCAGAGCCGAAAGTCATGTATTACGAATATGCAATCGGCACTGAACCTAACGGGCTAGGGAGTGGTCCAAGTGGGTTTGGTCAGACTAACACAAAGCTAGTCCCTTGCATGGCTACGTATCCAGACGCTAACACGATTAAGGTTCGGTTGCCGAGAAACTTTTATCTTGATGACGCGCCGAACTTTGAATCAAGCGCCGGTGCATGGTATGTTCGCGATGGCTACAAGACAATCAAGGTCAGTCTGGGCAACGTTAACGCACAACTAGCATTGACTGGAGAAGGCAAAGGCAAGAGCGCCCTTGCAGGCGGTTCAGGCTATTTCAGCAAGCCGACAAGCCCTAGTGATCTGCGGGCTATCTATATTGATGAGCACACGCAACGGCTAGAATGGCGCAACTAAACTAAGGGGATACAGTTAAGTTGAAGTATTACATCTATCAAGGTGTAGGTGAGAGCGGGGAACTTACTAAGATTGCGGAAGTTACCGACCAGAAAACCTACACGGTTACGGGTCTGCAAGCAAAAACGACCTATCGTTTTGCCGTAAGTAGCTACAACGGACTGCGTGAAAGCGCCAAGTCGAACATTGTAACGGTAACTACGAGCGAAATTCCAGTACAATCCATTACGAGTGCG